CATGTAAGACAACAAACTGCTGCTGTATCTCTTGCATCTCTTTTAGCTGAAGCAGAAATAGGAAATCAGATTGCGGGTATTACTTATCATTACGTTATAAGGAGAGATGGCGTCATACAAAGAGGAAGACCGCTTAACTTAAGAACTAAGACAAATGATGCAAACTTAGCAAATCATTCGGTGCACGTAGGATTTATTGCTGGTTGGGATGGTGACTTGCACGATCCTTCTGCACGCTTATCAGAAAATTCTATTTTACCAGCGCAGTGGAGAGCCTTTGATGCATTCCTTGAATCTTTCTATAAAGCTGTTCCTGGTGCTGCTGTATACGGATTTAATGAGATAGTCGATACCGGTGCAAGAAGTCCTGGCTTTGATGTTTCTACATACATCTCATCAAAATACAAAAAGAAAAACGTTTCAGTCACAAGAGTATCTTCAAGCGAAGAGATTGCAACGACTATTCCTACATATGTAGAATCTCCATCAAGAACAGTTGCAAAGGAAGAGTCATTCTTTAAAGTACCAGAGATTGAATCGACTATTACTACACCGGTCAGTGAAAGATCTGGAGAGCCATTGCCTCCTACTGATAATCAATTAGTACAAGTATTGACTGCACGTGCTGTTGCACTCGAGCAAAATTTTAGAAATAAAAAAGAACTGTTACAAAAAGAAAATGATATCGGTCAATTAACAAGAACTGTATCAAACGAACTACAAACAGAACTTACAACTTTAAAAACTAAACTTGCAGGATCAGAAGAAGATTTATTTAAATTGAGAAAAGATTTGGCTGATAACGGATACAAATATAATGAACAACTTAAAGACTGGGTAAAGTAAATGGCAAAAGAAACGTTTGATGACGATAATGTCAACGCAGTAAGAACGGGCGAATTCAAAGGAGCATTTGAAACATCGGGCACTGCAAAGAAAGATACGTTTGATGATGCTACAAATGCATTTCCGTATTCAAATTATTATAATTCATCATCACTCAATAAAGCATCTTACGGTGGATTTAAGCGTAGAGTATATCTGGGCGGCGGAGACTTTTCGATAGATCTAGATTTGCCAAAATTACTTCCTTCAAAGTATCCGTATAATCAAGTCAAAGAAACTCTATCGGGTCATGCAATTGAGATTGATGATACACCAGGTGCAGAAAGAATCATGATTCGTCATAAGACTGGAACTGGTGTTGAGATGAGACCAGACGGAACGATGATAATGAGTTCTACAAATAACACTGTTAAGATAACTGGTGGAGATGAAAAAGTTATAGTCGAAGGTGACGGTGAAATATCTTATAATGGTAACTTATCTCTTAATGTAACTGGTGATTTTGATTTAAAAGTCGGTGGAGATTTTAATGTTATTACGTCTGGTGATCATGTAGAAAATATACGTGGTGCATATAAGCAAACAGTCGAACGTAATATGCAAACTACTGTCAAGAAAAATCGCTCTGAATATATTCTTGGTGCACAAACAGAAACAATACTCGGTGATCGCAATACAATCACAAAAGGATTATTAAGAAATTATGTAGAAGGAAATATAGAGCAATTATCTGGTGGTGATATGATATTGACCGCAAAAGACACAGCGAGTATGTCATCGCCGAATATTAATATTGCGGCGAGTAGTTTAACTGCAATAGGCGACAGTGGTACTATGGGTGGTGATGAGATCGTATACTATGGTAAGACTGCACATGTTGATCGTGTTAATACAACATCTACTCATGCCACTGCAATGTATGCAACAACATTTCATGGTGATCTAGATGGTACAGCATCACAAGCTACACAAGCTGGTAGAGCTGGGACTGCTGGTGCTTTAGGTGCAGGTGGAAGTGGTGGCTCAATAACAGATGATACGACCGAAGCTACAAATAAAAATACAGTCGAACCTACAACTGCAATCATAGACGATTATCTTAATAATTCTAATCTTGGTGTAAGACAAATATCAATTGATCCCGGTGATGTAATTAAAAATCAAATTGATAAATCAGTCGATTATGGAGGAGTATCATCTCGTAAATTAACGACTGCTGAAGTCAGATCTAAATTACGCGATCCTCTTACAATCGCAAACAAAAAGTTTATTGGTACAGTCATATCAGAAGGCATATTATCTGCGACTTATATTAATGCAATACCTCCTCAAACAGGCAGAATCATAGGACCAGAAACTACTCCTAAAAGAAATAGAAAAATAATTGGAAATAATAATCCTGCACAATTACAAAGGTTTACATAATGGCAAATTATTTACCCGATCCGGCGTATAATCCTGAATTTCAAACTACAATTACTGCAAGAACAAAACTTGCAAAAGGAATAACAATCGCCAAATTCATAGGAGGATATGGAGATCAAGTTACGCTGAATCACATACCGACTGAATTTGAAAAGAAAAGAATAGCAAAACAGTTATATTTGCATGGACAAGCGATACTAACTATCTCAACAAATGACGCAGAGTTTGAAGACTATCGATTAATTGTAGCTGAAGGACTTTATAAAAGAGGTGATAACGAAACCTTACGTCCCGGTAGTATCAATGATCTTATGACTTCGGGGAGAGCAGTTGTGTATGAATTAATTAATAGCGAAGGACAAAATGCAGTTGAAGAAACATTTGATCTTGCGGTTTTTTGGAAAGATAATTTACAATTTGAAAAGCTTATACTCGATTATGATACTTACAATCCAAACGGAAGCTTAAATGCTCAAATTATTCTTATCATGCCGTTGATCTCTGATCCTTGGCAAGTTAATTTTATTAATACACTTGAAACTCGATTTAATAACTATGTTCAAAGTACAAACGAATTAGTCGAAATTAAGGTATAAATAGATCTATTAAGATTAGAGGAAGAACATGGCCACTCGAGCTTTTGCAATTGAAGACGGTAATTTAAGTGTTAAACCAATTACCGCAAAAAGAGAAAGAACTTATAAGGATATAGACCTTACTTTTGCTAAGCGTCCTTCTGGTGACATTTACAAGAAGACAGACGCGGCTGCAGTTAAACAATCAGTTAAGAATCTTCTTCTTACTAATCGCAGAGAAAAACCATTTCTTCCATCTTATGGAGGAAACTTATCAGCGTTTTTATTCTCACTCGATACAGAATTTGATGCCGATGAAATAAAAGAAGAAATAGAAAGAGAAGTCGCTAAGTATGAGCCAAGAGCTCGAGTTTTAGATGTAGTTGCAAATATAAATGGCGAATACCATTCAGCAAACGTAACAGTAACATTTCAAGTACTTAACACATTCGAAGAATTTACAGTAGATCTAACAATTACGAGGTTGAGATAATATGGCAACCACTATCAAATCAACTGATCTCGATTTTGATACAATAAAAAGTCGATTAAAAGATTATTTAAGATCAAAAGACGAGTTTGCAGATTATAATTTTGAAGCATCGGGTTTATCAAACATTCTCGATGTTCTAGCATATAATACACACTTTAATGGTTTAACAGCAAACTTTGCTCTTAACGAATCATTTTTAAATACATCACAACTAAGATCTTCGGTCGTATCTCATGCCGAAGCTCTTGGATACGTTCCAAGATCTTACGCTGCATCAACAGCTTTGCTTAATCTGCAAGTAGTTATAACTGATTCAGTCAGGCCAGCGACAATTAGATTACCTCGTCTTACAACCTTTACTTCTTCGGTAGATGGTATATCATACACCTTTCAAACACTTGAAGCTTATAATGCAAATGATGATGGAAATGGAATATATTCTTTTATTAGTGATACCGGAAGTACATCAATACCTCTATATGAAGGTACTCAAAAAACAAAGACATTCTTTGTCGGTGAAACAGAAGATGAACAAATCTATGTACTGACTGATATTACAGCAGACACAAACTCTCTTGATGTTAAAGTGTATGAAACATCTTCGAGTAGCTCATACGAATCTTATACTAATTTAAGAGATGCAGTTTCAATCGAAACAACATCTACTCTTTTCCAAATCAAAGAAGTACCGAATGGATATTATGAATTATTATTTGGTGACGGCGTAACAACAGGAAAAACTCCAAGTGCTGGAAATAAAATAGTTGTTACATACTTGTCAACAAAAGCTGGAGCTGCAAATGGTGCAACAACTTTTACACCATCAGCCGAACTTTCAGTCGCAGGATATGGAAACTATCCTATTGTAGCAACAACCGTTTCTGAGTCTGCTGGTGGTGCTTTTAAGGAGTCACTTGATTCAATTCGTAGAAATGCACCTCTTGGATTTGCGACTCAACAAAGATTAGTAACAGCCGAAGATTATCGTGCTCGTATTCTTGCAAAGTATAGTAATTATATGAATGACGTAGTTGCATGGGGTGGAGCTGACAATGATCCTCCAAAATTTGGTGCTGTTTATGTAGCGATTAACTTTAAAAGCACAATAGGTGCATCAACTCAAGCTACGATTAAAGATGAGATAGTTGACAATATTACTAGTAATTTATCGATTATGTCAATCGATACTCTTTTTGCAGAATCGACTACAACATTTCTTGAATTATCTACATTCTTTAATTTGGATCCTGATTTAACAAATTCTACACCAAGAGCAGTCGAAAATTTAATTGAGTCGACTATTCAATCATATATTACTAATAATTTAAAACGATTTAATAAAGTATTTCGAAGATCTCAGTTATTAGCAATCATCGATGATTTAGATATTGCTATACTGAATTCACGGATGGATGTTAAAATACAACAAAGATTTACACCGACAACTGGTTCTGCTCGAACGTATAAGCTTACTTTTCCTGTATCTTTAGCATCTCCTGATGATGTGTTTAGAAGAGTCACCTCGACTCGATTTGTTTTTAATGACAGTGTATGTACTATTCGAAATGCTTTGAATTCAAATAAACTTGAGATTGCTGATGTAGATGGAAATGTTTTACTCGATAACATTGGATCATATGATGATGGAACTGGAGTAGTGAACATTGTTGGATTCAATCCTCAATCAATTGAAGGATCTACAGAGTTAAAAATATCATGCACGCCATCAAATCAAAGTACAGTACGTCCATTAAGAAACTATATACTTGATTTTGATCTCGATCGATCAGTGACAACAGCACAAATTGATTATCAAGAAACAAGATTGACATTGTAATATGGCACATAAGTTAAGCGATAATAATAGAAGAGATTTAAATTTAAGTAGACGTAAAGTACGAGAGGTTTTACCCGAATACTTTACTTCTGACTATCCTGATTTAGTTAAATTTCTTGAATACTATTACGATTTTCTTAATCAAGATGATCAACCGAATAGTTATGAAATTGATATTAAACAATTGTATCGAGTTAGAGATATACCAGAGACAGAACTTGATAATCTAAATCGTATTATTAATGAGCTAAGCGCAGGATTAGAAAATGGTGATCTGTTTGTGGATCCAAGATTTACAGCTCGAAGATTTTCAGATTTTTATCAATCAAAAGGATCGCTTAATTCAATTAAAGAATTCTTTCGAGCATTCTTTCAAGAAGAAATAGAAGTTGAATATACAAAGAAAGATGTTTTTATTGTAGGTGATGATCTTAGTAAAATAGGATTTGATTCTCTTAAATATATTCAGGACTATGGTTTGTATCAAACATTTGCATTACTTATCAAGACAGGAATAGGCACAAATACTTGGAGCGCACTATATAAGAAGTATGTTCATCCAGCCGGCTGGTACTTTCAAGGGCAAGTGATTAATGAAGGTATCGCAGATTTAAATTTAAACTTAATGCCATTATCAATTCCAGATTCTGGTGTAGGACCTCAACTTGTAGGTGAAGGTATAGCAACACCGATTGGCCCATTTGTAAATATGACAGCCGAAACTCTAGGTATTACAGTTGATGTTGATCGAAATATAATTAGCTTTATTGACTCGGCTGGTCAAGGAGATTCAGATACTTCTGGTTCTCTTCTTCAACGTTACACTGAAGACATTGTTAGACTTGTTTCTCCGAATGCGCCGACAATGGACGATAGTGATACAGACAATGGACCAGACATGTCAGCAAATGAGTTCTTCTTATATACAATGGATGGCGTAATTCATACAGATTCTGATCAAAGAAGCTAAACTTTGATTATAAATAAAGATAAACGTAAGGGTTAAAAATGACAAGACAAAATATTGGAATTGGCTCTTCTGCTAATGATGGTAGTGGTGATACTCTCAGAGCAGCTGGTCAAAAAATCAATGAAAATTTTGTAGAGATATATCAACGTCTTGGCGGAGACAGTGATATTCTTTCCGCACAAGTATCTCTTGTTGATAGTGCAATTATTTTTGAAGGCACTGGCATTGATGATTATGAAACAAGATTAGAAGTTGCTAATCCTACAGCAGATCGCACTATTACTTTTCCTAATGCCACTGGTAGTGTTGTGCTTGATACGACTTCACAGACTCTTACAAACAAAACTCTCACATCACCATTTTTAACAACTCCTCAGATTGATGACACTTCGGCTGATCACCAATATATCTTTGCACCAAATGAATTGGCAGCTGATCGTACAGTTACACTACCATTGCTTGCAACTGATGATACTTTTGTTTTTGCAGATCATACAGAAACTCTTTTAAATAAAACTTTAAGCAATCCAGAAATTAATACTCCAGTTTTAGTCGGAAATATAATTGATTCTTCTGGCCATGAAATACTGACTCTTTCAACAGTAGGAAGTGCAGCAAATCACGTAACAATAACAAACTCAACTGGTGATCCAGGAATAGCTGTAGCCGGTTCGAGCACAAATGTAAGTTTAAATCTTTCGTCAAAAGGAACAGGCGCAGTTAAGATTCAAACAAAGTTAGCTTATAATTCAGAAACATTTGATGCAGCATCTGGAGCAGTATCAGTAGCAGTTCCTCTTACTGTTTTTAATCGAGTCACAAATATAGCTGCAACTCTTGCAAATGGAACAATTACTGGTGAATCTAAGAAATTTGTTAACATTAATACTGGAGTTACAACAGTTACACCCACAACATTTGCGCAAGGAACTAGTTTTACATTACAGCAATACGGTGCTGCCGAAGCGATTTGGGTAAATAGTGTTGGATGGCACATACTCGGATTCGATTCATCATCAACTCAATATATAACCATTACTTAAGAGATAGACAATGCCAGCAATTATTACAGATACTCTTAAACGACAGCTAATAGGAACACTCTTTACCGAAGCAACGAGTGGAGTAGTAAATTACTATATTGGTGTTGGTCGCTCAGAAACATGGGACAGTTCAGATACAGTTCCGACTCCTACTAATTCTCTTCGGACTCAAAGAAATGCTCGTTTTCCTCTACAAGCGGTTAAAAAAGTAGCAGACGTATCTCATGTAGTTCCAAGATACACTTGGTCACAGGGCTCAATTTACAACGCGTATGATGATATTTATTCAACAGTTCCTGATAATTCTTACTACGTTTTAACTGATGAAAATCAAGTTTACATTTGTTTACAGCAAGGAAGAACTTCGGCTGGAATTGCAGTTACTTCAACAATTAAACCGACTGGAACGTTAATAAAACCTTTTACGACTTCTGATGGATATGTTTGGAAATATTTGTATTCGTTAGGTGGAGCAACTTCTTCTAGATTTCTGTCTAGTAATTTTATCCCTGTTCAAATCATTAATGATTCGGCTACATCACCATTATTAAATAGTATACAACAAACACAAGCAGCTATACAAGAAGCTGCGAGCCCAGGGCAAATTGTTGGAATTAAATTAAAAACTGGAGGCACTGGCTATACTTCTGCTCCTACAGTAAGTATTAATGGATCTGGGTCCGGAGCAGCAGCAACTGCTACAGTTTCGGGTGGAGCAATTGTTAAGATTGAAATGGATGCGAGTGTAGATTCTGGCATAACCATGGGTCATAGTTATACATTTGCTGGCATATCATTCTCTGGTGGTGGAGGCTCTGGTGCAACTGCTCGAGCTATTTTAGGTCCAGATGCTGGCATAGGTGCAGATGCGCGAAATGATCTTTCTTCTACTTCTCTTATGTTTAATGTAAAACCAGCCGGTGCTGAAAACGACGATTTCTTTATTAATCAAGATTTTAGACAAATTGTTCTTATGAAATCAATACGTGATTCTGCTGACGGTACATTATATTCAGAAGATACTGGTAGAGTATTAAGATATTTACAATTAACTTCAGTCTCAGATGCTAGCACCTTTCAAGCAGATCAAACTATAACATCTGGAAACGCTTCGGCTATTATTGATGCTATTGATAGTGATAGAATATATGCTCATCAAACTGAAGACACTGGATTTGTTTCATTCGCTGAAGGTGCTTCAGTCTCAAGTACTCCGGGATCGGGTACTCTTAAATCTGCTGGATTTGATGCTGACAGTGATGCATTCACAAACGAAGATGTAAATAATTTTTCGGGTGATATTCTTTATGTAGAAAATAGAGCAGCAGTTCTTAGATCTGCAGATCAAACCGAAGATATTAAAGTTGTAATTTCATTATAAGGTAAAATAGATGGCGACTCAACTCACAAGTAATACACTATCCGGAACTTATAAAGACGATTACGCTGATAGTGCTGGATATTATCGAATACTGTTTAATAGTGGAAAAGCTTTGCAAGCTCGCGAACTTACGCAAATGCAAACTATTCTACAAAAACAAATATCGAGATTTGGAAATAATATATTTAGAGAAGGCGCTGTAGTTAAACCAGGGCCTCAAGCTTTAAACAACGGTTATGAGTTTATTAAATTAAATACGACTGTCGAAGGACTTCCAGCGACTCCGACTAGTTTAGTAGGAGCTACGTATACAGGATCTACTTCATTAGTTGAGTTTAAAGTATTAGAAGTAGTCACTGCTTCAGGATTGGATCCTGCGACTTTATACGTGCAATACACAAGCACAATTAATTCTACTAAATCAACTACGACTCCAATTAAAGTAACTGCGGGTGAAACTCTTACGTCGCCTTCTGGTAAAGATCTAATTGTGCAGACTACTGACACAGTTGCAAATCCAGCAATTGGAACAGGAATTAAATACTCGATTGATTCTGGAATATATTTTGCTAAAGGATTCTTTATTTTTACTGAAAGACAATCACTTATTGTTTCAAAATATAGTGATACTTTTACTGGCGATTTAGGATATAAAATTGTAGAAGAAGTTCATACATCTGCGGACGACACTTCACTTTTCGATAATCAAGGTGCCACTCCTAACATTGCAGCTCCCGGTGCTGACAGATTAAAAATTAGCCTTGTGTTATCTCGTAGATCAGATCTTGCTGGAGATGAAAACTTTATTCAAATTTCACGAATTGAGGAAGGTGCGTTATACAATACGATTAGCACAAATGATGCTTATAATATTCCAAATGAAGTAATGGCGACAAGAATTAAAGAAAATTCTGGTGACTATACAGTAAAACAATTTAAAGCTTACTTTGACGAAGATTCATCAAATACTCATTTATTATTGAAAGTAAGTGATGGTGTTGTAGTAGTTGATGGTTATAGAGCAGCAAAGAATTCTCCTACAGATATTCGAGTAGCAAAAGCTACAGATACTTATCAAGAGGAAAACGAATTTATTTCAATTGACTTTGGAAATTATGTCATCGTAGATCCAGCAAACACTTCTGGATTACCAAACATTGATACATTTGAGCAATTGAATATTCGAGATACAGTTGATTATGGCGGTTTCAACAATTGGCACATGTCGAGGAAGACACATTAGCGAAGACGGGGCTAATTATCGTTATCATTTATTCGACATTGTTATGAATTCTGGTTCGCAGTTTGAAGACGGCAAATCAATTGGAACAAGTGGAACTAATTATTTCAATCCTACTCTTACATCGGGTAGAGCTGTAAGATATGAAACAAATAAAAACACTATGCTATTTCCTTTACCGCTTGATCGTCCAAAAGAATTAAACGTAGCCGATATTACTCTTACAATACAAGAAAGATTAACAGGAACTTTCTCGAGTAATACTGCAGATATCTCTACATCAACTGGAACTTTAACAAATACTGGTGATTGGGTAGTCTCTGCAAATGATAGTGCTGTTATTCAGAACTTTAGTGTAAGCGGAACTCTTACTGATGGAACTGCTACAGTTACTGCTACAAATGGAGTAGCTGATGGATCAAATTACGAATTTATAGTATACGCTGCAAAGGCTGGTACTCCTCGATCTAAAACACTAGAAACTAATATTATAACAGCTACAATTGAATCTGATGGTGCTGGAACTGCTTTTCTTGATCTAGGAAAACCGGATATATACAAACTAACTGAAGTTGTAAATAAGTCTGATAGTGATGAAGATTACTCTGGATATTTTAATTTAGATAATGGCCAGAGAGATAACTTTTATGGACAAGGAAGACTCGTGCTTAAGGGTGGACAAACTGCACCAAGCGGAGATGTTCATATTGAATATCAATATTTTAGTCATGGCACGAGCGGTGATTTCTTTGCTGTTAATTCATACACTGGACAGGTAGAATATAAAGATATACCTAATTACAACGGAAGAAATCTAAGAGATGTTTTAGATTTTAGATCAGTAAAAAATTCAAGTGGAACATTCAGTGGAGGCGATGCTCGAGTGCATGAGTTACCTCAGCCGACTGATACGATTCAAGTTGATGTAACTTACTATCTTCCTCAGTCTGGAACTTTAGCGATTGACACAGACGGTGTATTAAAATACATTGACGGAACAAGTTCAATATCACCATCGTATCCTTATGTTCCAGAAAAACACATGCCGCTTTATAACTTTGTGCTAAATCCAAATACTTTACATGATTCTGATCTTTTTGTCTCTCCTGTATATAATAAAAGATATACGATGGCGAATATTAATGAATTAGAAAAAAGAATCGATCAACTCGAAGAGTTCACTGCTTTAAGCTTACTTGAAGTTGGAACAGAAACTTTAGTTCTTCAAGATTCAACAGGATCAGATAGATTAAAAGCTGGATTCTTAGTTGATAACTTTAGTACTCAATTATTGTCAGATGTTAATAATCCAGACTATGCTGCTGCGATGGATCCTCTTTACAGAGAATTGCATCCTACTTTTAGAGAAGACAACATTCGTTTAATATTCGATTCAGACAACTCGACTGGAGTTGTAAAAAGAGGTGATAATATATATCTCGAGTATACTGAAACGGAATACATAGATCAATCAGTAGTGAGTCAAGCAGAGCAAATCAATCCTTTCTCAGTGGTAACATATGAAGGAAACGTTACTCTTTCGCCATCATCAGATGAGTGGAGAGAAACTGAATACACAGACAAGAAAATTATCGATAATGGTTCTGCATTAAACACAAAGCAAGCTCAATTATGGAACAATCACAATTGGAGTTGGGGTGGAGTAAATATTAATGATTTAGATGTTGGAAGCAAAACGCAATCAATAACTACTCAAGATAATTCAACTAAGAAAACAACCGTTGTAAATAAAGTTGTTTCAGAAGAGACAGTGCTTGACTATATTCAAGATGTTGTATTATACACAACACTTATTCCATATATGAGATCAAAGAAGGTATTTTTCAAAGTAGCGGGTGTTACACCTAATCAACAATTCTTTGCTTTCTTTGATAATACACCAGTAGCAGATTGGGTAAGAGAAGAAACTTTCCAGTATTATGCTGATAATCCAACTGACTATGGAAACACTCAATTTAATGCAACTGAACATCCTGAGAGTAAAAGTATTCTTACATCAAATGCAAATGGAGAAATAGAAGGTTCGTTCTTTATACCAAATACTGCAGCAATTAAATTTAAAACAGGAACAAGAGAATTTAAACTTCTTAATATTAGTGTTAATAACGAAGATGATGCTACTTCATTTGCTCGAAATTTATATGTATCTACAGGCTAT